TGCTCACCTTCCCGTACCGCCAAAATCCCGCGCCTGAATTCTTCCTCTCCATCCCAAAGATTTATATACGACCTAACCCCGCGCCAAATAAACCAAGCCGCAAGAGTTGCCGGGTAATCGTGGAAAGATATAGCGGCGATATTAAGCTCTGGGAAACATTCCAACAATTCTCCTGTCATATAAGGAGTACCAGCCTGATAAAACCAGCTATCCATTATAAGCAGGTGCGGCTTCAATTCGTTAATTGCCATAGTAAGACCGTCCTTGCCGGCACAGGTAAATGTTATATCTTTATACCCGTACGTTTGTTCAAACAGCTTCTTGTAGTAAGGAAATAGTTTTTCAGCCTTGCTTACAAAAAGCGTTCCCCCCAGCATTATGCTCCGCCCTTCCCCTGTGCGCCGCAATTTGCTTCAAGGTTCTTCGGTCTATACCACACATCACCCCAAGGTTTTGGCTCTTTCCCGCGCTCTTTAAGAACATCGTTTATGGTTTTTAATCCGGCGTTAATCTCTGCAATATCCCGCCTGCTCTGCGCGTCCTCGTTCTCTTGCAATTCCGGTATATCCCAAAGGTCAAAACGCCCCCTTTCTTTCAAGTTAAGGCGCATGAAAAATTGGCTTTCAAGTATCTGTTCAAATTGCCGCAAGGTGGGAATAAGCGTATATTGCCAAAACGCCGAATGCTGCTCTTTGGTATCCTTGCCGCTTAAAGCCGTTGACCTGTCAGAGATATTTGCCACCCGCGGCGGTATGCCGTACTTCGCAAGTATCGTATACAAGTTCCAGCGTTTCAGTTCAAACAGCTTTACCACATCGGGGTTAAAAGATAGAGCCTCAAAACTCGTTCCCTTTCCTAGAACTGCAATTTTGCGCCCCGCCCTTATCTGTCCGTATTTGTTTTCCCACCGCCGCTCTATCGCGTCCGCTTCCTCTGGGCGCAGCGTCTGCTCTGTTTTCAGTAAGCCTTGCGGAATAGCGTTGTTTTTAAGTAAGGTTGAATTGGCTTTGTTGGCGTAGTAATCCTGTTCCAGTTCCAACGCCAGAGAAACTAGCGGATTTACACCACGCAGTGCATTCCACGGGTTCCAGTCCTTAAAGTGAATAAGTTCGTCTGATAAAATCGGTACTAATTCTGTTCCAGTGTTGTAAAACCACCGGCGCTTATAATCCAAGCAGTTGCGTAAACCCAGCCCACCATCTTCGAGGTGAAGCCTACGCGGGTTAAGAACATAAATCTTTTTTGGCATTCCGCCTGAATAATCTTGCCCGAACCACCAAAACGCTTCGCCTTCCAAATGCCACCATCCGGCGGTTTCTTTCCATAGGTCAAAACGGCTCAATGCGTCATTCGGCTTGTGGAACAGGTCATACAGAGAGCCATTCGTTACTTCGGCTCCCGCTTTTTCAATAACAAAATCAGCACGGGCAAGATTGCGGATCAGTATGTTAATCGCTATGTTTACCCAAGCGTTGTAAAGGTAATTGTCGCTAAAAGATTTGCCATACAAGTTACTGCTTTCATCATAGTTAGTCAATACTTTTAGGGCATTATTTTGATTTGTTGTTGTATTTTTCGCCCCCTGTCCGCCCCTGCCGCGCGTAAATAATCCGAACAGCTTCATACAAAAATCACTCCCTGTTGCACATCGGAGAACACCGCATAGCGCAGTGCGTCAAGGAAGTGGTCGTTTACCTTTACTATTTCCCCCGCTTCGTTGCGGCAGTAATCCCAAATTTCAGAAAGTACGCCGTTGCAGGTTTCGCACACATAAAACTGCTTGCGTTCAATTTTTGCGCTGATATAGTCAATGCCGCTTTCAACGCTGTTGTTCGCCTTCAGGCCGCCTGTTATTTCTTGTATGCGCTCGCCCCCCGCAGGGTCGCAGTACACAGGCAGCCCCATCCCGAAAGCGCAGTCAAGTAAACCTCGTGCAATAAGTTCATCATTGAATTATTGCGTTGTCATATTAAACGCACCGTAATCAGCAAGCACGTAGACGCAATCACCAGACCAGCCTATTTTTACAAAGGTGATATTCATTCCAAAGTCCTGCCCCGCCGCATAACGGTCAAATTGCTTGGGCAACTCCTCGCGCTTAACGATCATACTCTGGTCAAATCGGTCGTATATTACACCTTCGGCTTTTACCCATAAGCCATCCCTAAATCGCGCACGTTGCTTTTCCGGCAGTACGTTCAAAATGTCGCTAATATAATCGTCAGGCAGGTTCGCCTTGTTATCTTCGGGGTTTAGCACCATAGACTGATACAGTTCAGGCTTTTCAAGCTTTTCGCCCGTTAGAAATGTCCTTTTCAGCACAAAGATTTTATACGCCCAATGGAGCGGACTTCCGGGATTACAGTCATAGAAAAACAGATTACGGCAACCGGAAATACGCATTGCAAGGCGGCTATAGGCGGTGGTAACAGCAACGTAGCTCAACTGCGAAATCTCGTTAAAGTATATCGTGTTGTATTCGTGTCCTAAAATCTTGTCCGCTTGCTCCCTGTCGCCCAATCCGCCTATCCATATTTCAGAGCCATTAAAAAGCGTAACAACGCTTTCGTGCGTAAGATAAGTGTAGCCTCCTTTCCCTATCGTGTTATCAAGCCACGGAAAGAGCGTTTCTCTTAGTACCGATGAACGCGCGTCTTTCGCACGGTAACGGCAAATCAAGTGGCGGCTTCCGGCAAACCGCAAGGCGCGGTATATCAGCGCCATTACCAGCACGGTCGTTTTGCCTGACCTTGAACCGCCAAACAGCAAAATATGTTTTGCCCCGCTTTTCAAAAGCGTAAGCGCCTTTTTCTGTACACTGGTCGGCTTGAACATTACGGTCGTACCCATTATCAAAGTCCTTCAAACTCTGATGCAAAGGTCAGTTCGCCTTGTTTCATCTGAACCTTGCCGTAAGGCGCAACAATACCCGCCATTTCCTGTTCCGCCTTTATCGCCGTCTGTACCCACTCGTTTAGGTTGCCCTGCGTTAAATCATCAGGGTTCATTAGGTCAAGTTTCTTGCCCACCACCTGCAACATTTTTCCGGTAATACTGCGGTGTACTTCTCCCTGCGCCTCAATGGTTTTCCGCCGTTCAGCCTGTTTCAGTTTTTCTGTGTAACGGTCGTATTCTTCAGCCCTTTGCCGCCAGCGGAATTGCGTAGACCAGTTGCGCCACACACGGTAACGCTTGGGGCGTTTGGCTTCGTCCTGTTCGGTTGTGTCTACCGCCTTGCGGATATTGCGTTGCAGTCCAAAGTCCCTATAAGCACAGAAAGCGGCAAATGCCGCAGAGCTTTCACCAGTTAGCCGCTCCCAGCTTTCAAAGGGTAAATCAGCCATCACCGTTTCTATTGCTCCCTCAATGCCTGTCATTATCTTTCCCTATCTTCTGCCGTTGCTACCGTTGCTATCGCATTTAATTCCTTGCGGCGTTCAACCCAGCTTTCAATTTCAGAGGGCTTAAAGCGTACCGCACGGTTTATCTTGTGGTACGGTATTTCATCTTTGTGCACATAACGGCGTATCGTCTGCACCGAAAGCTTTAGATGTGCCGCTACTTCTTCAACGGTCATATATATTTCCAACGCTTTGCCCTCTCTTGTCAGGGAAAAAGATACTCATTTTCATTCAGGAAAAAATTAGGTAAAGTGGGTAATTTTCAAAAAAGCCCCGCGATTGTGCGGGGCTTTCGGTCAGCAAAGTTCGCTCTTGTACAGTTACGATTATTTATGCTGTCTTCGCAGGGAAGGGCAGGATAGTAGCAGTTTGCTTATCATCTGCATTTTCTGTTTCTAGCGGTTGCAATAACCTTTCCTGTACTTCCATTGCTTTGGTAAACTCTGTCCGGTCAAAATGGTTGTACCATTCGGTCATCCGCTCGCTCTTGTGTCCGGTAATTGCCTGTGTCTGCGGCACGGTCAAACCGCCTTTGAGCAGTTCGGTATTAAAGAAATGCCGCCAGCCGTGCAAGTGTAATTTGCGCTGTCCTATCACATCATCAGCTACCCCTATGTTTTTCAACGCACGGTGAAAATCACGGTACATCGTTACCCTGCATATTGGCTTTGCCCCGCCGTCAAGCGAAAACACAAACCCATCCCCGTTATGCTCTTTAAGCTCATTCAAATCCCTTATCAGGGAAGCAGGGAGCGGAATATTTTGCTTGGCTTTCGTTTTCGTTTCACGGTAGCCATATCGGTCGTACTGCATACACAAATAAATATGTTGCTGGTATACATAGCACCCTTTAAGCCCCAAAACTTCTGCCGTCCGCATTCCTGTCAGAGCCGCCAGCTTATTTGCCGCACACGATACCAAGTTGTCATTCCATACTTTCCGCCAATCACAGGCAAACAGTTTCTTAAACTCTTGCGGTGTAATTATCCGTATCTCTTTTCGGTCGTTTATCAGCTTCGCTACATTCCTTGTAGGGTCTATCGGTATAACCCGCCTATCCGCCGCCTCTATCATCATTGTTTTTAACGTTGTTAAAAAATCGTTGGCGGTTGTGTTTTTGAACTTCTTTTTCTCCGTCAGGTAATCAAGAAACCGCTCTATTTCCCCTTCGGTAATTTTAGTAATCGGCATATTGCCAAAGTAGGGCACAAGCATATTTTTCATATTTCTTTTTGCGTGCTCAACATACCCTTGCGTCAGCTTATACCGCTTGCGCCGCTTCTTTAAATACGGGCAGCTCTCCCACTCCCACCAGCCCTTCGCATATTCGCCAAATGTTGGCACGGTATTCTTTTTCACCGCCAGCGTCCCCTCCTTAAAGAGCCTGTTGCAAATGCGCCGCGCCGCCGTCATT